ACAGACGAAGAAGCATTTGCTGAATCAAAAGAAATGTTTCCTGATATAGAATATACAAGAACAATAAAGTTTGACGCAGGTAGATTTAAAAAAACATGGATAAATAATTGTATTGCAGTAGGTTTATCTTCTGGTTTTACTGAACCACTTGAAGCAACATCTATCTGGATGGCAACTGAACAATTAAAATTACTTGAAACGTTTATTGACGTTATGTTTACAAATGATGAAGATACTAAAAAAGATTATAACGAAGTAATTGCAAATAATAACGATATGGTTATGGAGTTTTTACACTATCACTATATGACTAAAAGAGACGATAGTCCTTTTTGGAAAGAGTTTAGAAAGAAAAATGTTTTAGCTAAGTTTAATGCTAAGTTAGAACAAATACAAAAAGGTAATCTAAGATGGTATCATACAACAGGCGGAAAACTTACATCAACATTTAATCTTATGTCATGGTTACATGTAGGCGAAGGTCAAGGTCTTATTAAAGATATAAGTATTGAAGGATATGAAAACTTAAACCCAACAGTAGAAGAATATGGCAGACACTTACCTAGGTAATCCTAATTTAAAAGCGGCTAATCAAAAGATACGTTTTACAAAAAAACAAGTAAGAGAGTTTCTTGCTTGTCAGGAGAATCCTGTTTACTTTATAGAAAACTACATTAAAATTGTTACACTAGACCACGGTCTACAACAATTCAAAATGTATAACTTTCAAAAAGAAATGGTAGATACTTTCCATGATAATCGTTTTAGTATTTGTAAACTACCAAGACAGACTGGTAAGTCAACAACAATTATATCTTATCTATTACATTATGCTATCTTTAACGCAAACACAAATATTGCCATACTTGCAAACAAAGCTGCGATTGCAAGAGACCTATTAGGTCGTTTACAACTTGCATATGAGAATTTACCTAAGTGGTTACAACAAGGTGTTATAAACTGGAACAAAGGTAGTTTAGAATTAGAAAATGGTAGTAGAATACTTGCAGCTGCTACATCATCAAGTGCCGTACGGGGTGGTTCTTATAATGTAATATTCTTAGATGAGTTTGCTTATGTACCAAATAATATTGCAGAACAATTTTTTAGTTCAGTTTATCCTACAATATCTTCTGGTAAAAGTTCTAAAGTAATGATTGTATCTACACCACATGGTATGAATATGTTTTATAAAATGTGGAATGACGCAACAAACAAACGAAATAGTTATGTACCTATTGAAGTGCATTGGTCAGAGGTACCTGGTAGAGACGAAAAGTGGAAAGATGAAACAATAAAGAACACAAGTGAACAACAGTTTAGAACGGAGTTTGAATGTGAGTTTTTAGGTAGTGTAGATACATTAATTAATAGTGCTAAGTTAAGAACGTTATCACATAACACACCAATACAGTCTAACGCAGGTTTAGATATACACGAAATGCCTATTAATGGTCATAGATATGTTGTTACAGTTGATGTTGCAAGAGGTACAGTCAATGACTATTCTGCCTTTATAGTTACAGACGCAAGTCAAATACCTTACAAAGTAGTTGCGAAGTATAAGAACAATGAAATTAAACCTTTAATCTTTCCTCAAGTAATTCATAAGATTGCAAAGTCATATAACAATGCAGAAATATTAGTTGAAGTAAATGATATTGGTGGTCAAGTTGCAGACACTTTACAGTTTGATTTAGAATACGACAATCTTATTATGGTTAATCAAAGAGGTCGTTCTGGTCAGATTGCAGGTACAGGATTTAGTGGTAAGAAATCACAACTAGGATTGCGTACAACTAAGGCGACAAAGAAAATAGGTTGTTCAAATTTAAAAGCAATGATAGAATTAGATAAGTATATAATCCAAGATTTTGATGTAATCGCAGAATTATCAACTTATGTATTAAAAGGTAAAGAAAAATACGAAGCAGAGGAAGGTAGTTCAGACGACTTAGTGACTTGCCTTGTTATGTTTGCCTGGTTGTCAAACCAAATGTATTTTAAAGAGTTAACAGACCAAGATATACGAGCAAGACTTGTAGATGAACAACAAAATCAAATGGACCAAGACATGGCACCATTTGGATTTGTAGATGACGGAATAGAAAGTCCTGAAGGAGAAACATATAAGGACCCACATGGGACTAGTTGGAGTCCTGTCAAATACAAGAGAGGTTGGTAAATCTTGCATATTATAAATAGTTTCTGTAATTAACAATAATTACAAATTAATATATTAATTTAATTAAGAGGAGAAAACAAGATGGCTTTTTTAGTTTCACCTGGTGTTCTCGTAACAGAAAAAGACCTTACTAACGTAGTACCAGCTGTATCATCATCTATTGGTGGTTTAGTTGTAGTTAGTGAGAAAGGTCCAATGGATGAGATTACTTTAATCTCAAGCGAAGATGAATACGTTAGTACGTTTGGTAAACCAGACGCTAACACTTTTGAATATTTTTTTACGGCAGCCAACTTTTTACAATACGGAAATGCCCTAAGGGTAGTAAGAGCAGTCACTGGTAATCTGAACGCAGGTTCAAGTTCAGGTTTACAAGTTAAAAATACGACTGACTACTTAGACAATTATAGCGACGGTTCTGCTTCAGTAGGCTCATGGCTTGCAAGAGAAGCAGGAACTCAAGGTAACAACCTAAAAGTATCTATGTGTACAAATAGCAATGCATATGCAAGTGCTGGCGGTGCCTCAAACTTAGTTAATGACGCAAGTGCGGCTATTGGCGATACTACTATCACAATTGATGATGGTGGTGGAGACAAGATCCAAACAGGCGACATTGTTGAGTTTGGAGATATCTCTGGTAACTTCAATGCAGCTCCTTCTGGTCAATACTACAAAGTAACAGGCACTTCAGGTGCAGTTCTAACCATTGCAAGATTTAATCCTGCTTCTGGTAAAACTGAAACTGGCGGACTAAGACACGCTGTTGCTGATAACGCATACTTTAGAAGATTTTGGGAATTTTATTTCAATTTCTCAGCTGCACCAACATCAACAGATGATGTTGTTAACGCAGGTGGTTCTAATGATGAGTTACATATCGTAGTTGCAGACGAGGATGGCGGCATTTCGGGCACAGCAGGTACTATATTAGAAACACACGAAGGATTATCACAAGCTTCAGACGCTAAAGACGCTCAAGGTGATTCCAATTATTATGTTGACGCTCTATACAATAGAAGTCAATTTATATACTGGATGGACCATGAGAGTACATTAGCAAATGCAGGTAGTTCAAAAGTAGGTCAAGCATTTGATAATACTGGTACTCAAGGCATAACAGTCTTTAGTTCTAGTCTTACAGGTGGTACAGACGATAACGCACCAACTAACGGTGAATTAGCATTAGGTTATGATAAATTTGCTGATAGTGCAAGCGTTGACGTTAACTTACTTATGACTGGTCCTTCACATACAGGTGCTGACGCAACTGGAGATACCAAAGCAACTAAAGTTATTGACATAGTTGAAGCAAGAAAAGATTGTGTAGCATTTATTTCGCCTGCTAGAGCAGACGTTGTAAACGTAAGCGATCCTATTGCACAAACTGTTAATGTTAAAGCTTTTGCAGACGGTCTTGCTTCAAGTTCATATGCAGTTATTGATAGTGGATACAAATACATGTACGACAAATACAACGGCGTATATAGATATGTTCCATTAAACGGTGACATTGCTGGACTTTGTGCTAGAACAGACGCAGTTGCTGATAGTTGGTTCTCACCGGCTGGGTTTACAAGAGGTCAGATTAGAGGTGCAGTTAAACTTGCCTTTGATCCTAACCAAGCGCAAAGAGACGACTTATACAAAGCAAGAGTAAATCCTGTGGTAACATTCCCAGGACAAGGTACTGTATTGTTTGGTGATAAGACAGCTCAAGCGAAACCTAGTGCTTTTGACAGAATAAATGTTAGAAGATTGTTCATAACTATGGAAAAGGCAATATCAACTGCTGCTAAATTCCAACTCTTTGAGTTCAATGATGAATTTACAAGAGCGAATTTCAGAAACTTGATAGAACCATTCCTTAGAGACGTACAAGGTAGACGTGGTATCACAGACTTTAAAGTAGTGTGTGATGAAACAAACAATGTAAGTGCAGTTATAGATAGAAACGAATTTGTTGCAGACATATTTGTCAAACCAAATCGTTCTATTAACTTCATCAAACTTAACTTCGTAGCTACAAGAACAGGCGTTGCCTTTTCTGAAGTAGCAGGCGCATAGAGAGGAAATAAAAAATGGCAAACGTATCAGACTTTATCTCCAAACTTAAAGGCGGCGGAGCTAGACAAAATCAGTTTAAGGTTACAATGCCTTTCCCTGGTTTTGCTGCTGTTGGTGGCGAAACTGAGAACATGTCGTTCTTATGTTCTGCTACTCAACTTCCAAGTTCTGAGTTAGGAGAATTAACTGTAAACTTTAGAGGTAGACCAATACATATGGCTGGTGATAGAACATTCCAAACTTGGAGTACAACTATTATCAACGATACTTCTTTTGATATCAGAAATGCTATTGAAAGATGGTCAAATGGTATTAACAACCATAGTGACAACGAAGGTTTAAACAACCCTACTGATTATCAAGTGGACGCATTTATCGACCACTTAGATAGAAATGGTAATACAATCAAATCGTACACATTTAGAGGATTATTTCCTTTAACAATAGGTACAGTTGATTTGAACTATGATCCAGTAAGTGCGTTAGAGACTTTTGAATGTACATGGAGATACCAATACTGGGAAAGTAACACTACAACGTAATGTTGTGAATTTATAGCGGTCTCCGGGCCGCTATAAATAGAAATAAAAGATAATGAAAAGGAGAATGTAGTGGCAGAATTTTTTGGCTTTGAAATCAAAAGAGCAAGCACCAAAACAACTAGTCAAACGTTTACAGCACCATCAGCTGATGATGGCGTTCAAACGATTATGGGTGGTGGACATTATGGTACTTACTTAGATATTGAAGGAAAAGTAAACAACGAAGCAGATTTAATTAGAAGGTATAGAGAGGTTGCTATGCAACCTGAGTGTGACCAAGCGATTGAAGATGTTATCAATGAAGGTATAGTAATTGATGACAATAGAGAAACAATCAGACTGAACATGCATACAGTACCTTTCTCAACAGGTATAAAAAAGAAGATAGAAGAAGAATTTAATAATATTATTTCGTTATTGGAATTTGAACAAAAAGGACATGACATATTTCGTAGATGGTATGTTGATGGTAGAATAGTATATCATAAGATAATAGACCCTAAAAATATAAAAGGTGGTATTACTGAATTAAGATATATTGATCCTAGAAAAATTAAGAAAGTTCGTAAACCTAAGAAGACTGAGGGCGAACAAAGTTTTAAACCTAAAGACCAAAACGCACCACCAGTTGTAGATTTTGAAGAATTTTATATTTACAATGAGAAAGGTGTACAACCGGGAGCAAGTTCAACACAAGGTTTAGCAATTAGTAAAGATAGTATTGCTTTCTGTCCGTCAGGAATGATTGACCAACAAAGAAACATGATACTATCACATTTACATAAGGCAATTAAACCTGTCAATCAATTAAGAATGATTGAAGATAGTATTGTTATATACAGAATATCCAGAGCGCCTGAAAGAAGAATATTTTACATTGATGTAGGTAACTTACCAAAAGCAAAAGCAGAGCAATATCTAAAAGATGTAATGAACAGATATAGAAACAAACTTGTCTATGACGCAAGTACAGGTGAAATAAGAGACGATAGACAATACATGTCTATGTTAGAAGACTTTTGGTTACCAAGACGAGAAGGTGGTAGAGGTACAGAAATTACTACACTACCAGGTGGTTCTAACTTAGGTGAAGTAGAAGATATCAAATACTTTCAAAAGAAACTTTACAAGTCATTAAACGTTCCTGTATCCAGATTAGAAGCTGAAGGTAGTTTTAATATGGGTAGAGCAACTGAGATTAATAGAGACGAGTTAAAGTTTAGTAAATTTGTTGATAGACTAAGAACAAGATTTAATGCTTTGTTCCATGATTTATTGAAAACACAATTAATACTAAAAGGTATTATATCAATAGAAGATTGGGAAAACAGTTTAGCAAGAACAATCAGATACAACTATGTAAATGACGGTTACTATGCTGAAATAAAAGAAGCAGAAATGTTAAAAGAAAGAATGGAAATTTATCGTAACTTGAAAGATAGTGAATTGATAGGTAACGTTTATTCTAAAGAGTGGGCAATGAAGAATGTTTTAAAAATGACTGACATTGACATTGACGAAGAAAAATCTAAAATAGAAAAAGAAAAGGAGGCGGAAGCGCCACCAGAAGGAGAAGATGATGACACAGGACAATTCTAACCCAACAAGAGATATGATTGACGCTTTGCAAAAAGGCGATAACTTAGGTGCTGAAACGGCATTTAAATCTGCTTTATCAAATAAAGTAGGTACTGAGTTAGATGACAAACGTAAAGACGTTGCGTCAACAATTATGGCAAAAGAACCGGAAACAAACAATGATAACGCTGAACAATCTACGGAAATTGACGACTGAAAAAAACGAACATAAACGTTCACTAGTCTATAAGAAATTAGCGCCAAAATCAAAAGAGGCGGTAGATGACGTATATACTCAGCTTGAAAAGAAACCGGGACAAGTGTTAATGAATTTTAGTAAAGTTATGAATGACGTTACTAAGAAGTATAAAGTACAAAGAAAAGATATCGAAGCCTATTTTAAAAAAGAAACTGGCATAACCATATAAACAAAAAGGAGTAGAAATGGCGGTAGTAAACAAAAGAACATTAGTGGATAGTGGTACTAGACATGTAGTAATGTTTGAAATTAACAATGCAACAAATGACGCAGTACAAGTAATTGACGCTTCAGCATTGACAGGACATGTTTCAAACCCTACACTAGACATTAGTTCTATTAAATGGAATACAACAGCTGCGACAAGCGACGTTGCAATAGAATTTGACGCAGGCACAGATAGTCATGCTATATCACTACATGGTAGTGGCGAGTATGGGTATCATGGTAAACAACCAAACATATCAAACCCAGAAGCAACAGGTGTAACTGGTGATATTGTTATTACAAATGCGAGTGCTGTAACAGGTACTTTTATTTTAGAAGTTAAAAAGACTAAAGGTTATACTGCCTCAGGACAGACTAGATAATGGCTGATACAGTATCAACTCAAACTATAACAGACGTTGCAGGTTCTAAAACTGTAATGAAGTTTACGAACAAATCTGATGGTACAGGAGAGAGTTTAGTAGAGAAGATGACGAGTGCAAATTTAAATCACTTGTCAACTTCTACTAAAATTGCTAGAGTGATTTATAGTGTAAACACTACGGACCCTAAGGGGTCCGTAGAAATCCTATTTGAAGGAACTACTAACGCAACGGCGCTGTTTTTATCTGGTCAAGGCACGATAGATTTACAGACGCCGGCAATACAAATAGCTAACAATGCAGGTACTCCTACAGGTGATATTCTGTTCTCTACGCACAATTTCGTAAACGGAGACAGTTATTCTATCATTTTAGAGGTACGATAACATAAATAGGACTAAAGGAATAAACATATGAAACTAATTACAGAGGAACTTACTGACGTTAAATTGCTTGCAGAAGCAGATGAAAACGGCAAAAAGTCACACAAAATAAAGGGGATATTCATGCAGGCGAATATTAAGAACCGTAATGGTCGTGTTTATCCTATGGAAGTTTTAGAAAACGAAGTAAACAGATATAGAAAAGAATTTATCAATAAAAAGAGAGCATTTGGTGAGTTAGGACATCCTGACGGACCAACTGTAAACTTAGAGAGAGTGTCACACTTAATTACATCATTAGAAGGCGACGGCAAAGGTAACTACATTGGCGAAGCAAAAGTGACTGATACACCTTATGGTAAGATTGTGAAGTCTTTGATAGACGAAGGCGCACAACTAGGAGTTTCATCAAGGGGCATGGGTTCTTTGGAGAATAAAGGCGGTACTAACTATGTAAAATCAGACTTTTACTTAGCAACTGCTGCCGACATTGTAGCAGACCCATCTGCTCCATCAGCATTTGTACAAGGTGTTATGGAAGGTAAAGAGTGGGTATGGGACAATGGTATCGTTAAAGAAAAAGATATTTCTGAGATACAACAAGAGATTGAAGCTGCTCGTAGTTTTGAGTTAGCTGAAAAACAAACTGCTGCTTTTGAAAAATTTATGCGAAAAGTTGCAAAATAATAAATAGTAGTACGCAAATTAATTAATTAATTTTGACTTATAGGAGAGTTAAAAATGGAAGAAAATAAAACAATCGTTTCTGAAGCTCCTAAGGGTGCAGACGCTCCAAAAGCAGGCGCAGGTAAAGCTGAGCCAATGCAGAAAATGGGTGATTTTGAAGATGGCGGAAAAGCAGTGACTTCTCCAACAGACACAAGTTCAACTGACCATGCAAAAAAAGCTAAAAAAGATACGTCCGCTCCTACGAAAGGCGCAGCTACAGCAGAACCAATGCAAAAATTGAATGCTGAAGATGAAAAAGAAAACGATAAAGTAAAAAAAGAAGCGGCACATGATGACGCTGATGAAAAAGAAGACGATAAAGAAAAAGAAATGTCTGAAATGCCGAAAACAAAAGCTGGTATAATTCAAGCTATGTATGACGCAATGGGCAAAAAGAAAAAATCAGACTTAGCCGCTTCATACGGAAAAATGATGGCAGCTATGAATGGCGACGAAGATGAAAAAGACATGGACGAAGCTAAACATTCTGATGAAGAAGATAAAGAGAAAAAAGAAAAAATGGAAAAAAGAGTTAAAGACATTGACGTAAAAGAAGATGTTGCTGCTCTAGTTTCTGGTGATGACACTTTATCTGAAACTTTTAAAGACAAAGCTGCTACTATCTTTGAAGCTGCTGTTAAATCAAAAGTGAAAACTGAGATTAGCAGATTAGAAGATGAGTATTCTGCTGAGTTATCTGAAGCAACTGAAACATTCAAAAACGATTTAACAAACAAAGTTGACAATTACTTAAACTATGTTGTTGAACAATGGATGTCAGAAAACGAACTTGCTATTGAAAAAGGTATCAAGGGAGAAATTGCTGAAGACTTTATTGGTGGTTTAAAACAATTATTTGAAGACCATTACATTGATATACCAGATGAAAAGTATGACGTACTTGAAGCTAAAGAAAACGAAGTTGAAGAGCTGAAAGCTAAGTTAAACGAAACAACTGAGAAATCAATGGAAATGAAAAAACAAATTAACGAATTTTCAAAAGATGAAATTTTAGACGAAGTAACTTCAGGTCTTGCAGACACGGAAGTTGAGAAACTAAAATCATTAATTGAAGATGTTAGTTACGACGGTGCAGACGAGTATAAGAAAAAGTTAACTACTATTAAAGAAAGTTACTTTGGAAATGCTAAATCAGCACCTGCTGAAACGGTAAACGTTGACGCACAATCTAACTCCGAAGATGGTAACACAGTAACAGATATGTCTGATAGCATGTCTCGTTATACGGATGCAATCAGTAGGGTAAAAAGTAGAGATATCTACTAACAATTAAAAACTAAGGAGAGACTTAAATGTTTAATTCGCAAAACTTACAAGAGAAATGGTCTCCAGTTCTTAATCATGCGGACTTGCCAAAAATTGACAATCCGTACAAAAGAGCTGTGACATCAGTAATCTTGGAAAACCAAGAAAAAGCGGCGAAAGAAGACAAAGCATTCTTAGGTGAAATTGCAAACGTAACAGGTAGCGCAGTTGCTAACTGGGACCCTATTTTGATTTCACTTGTAAGAAGAGCAATGCCAAATCTTATTGCCTACGACATCTGTGGTGTACAACCAATGACTGGTCCAACTGGTCTTATCTTCGCTATGAAGAGCAGATTTACTTCTAACTCAGGAACTGAAGCTTTATTTAATGAAGCGGATTCAGATTTCTCTGGAACTGGAACACATTCAGCAACATTGAATCCTGGTTTAATGAACGACACAACAACATCCGTTACTGCTGGTACTGGTATTGCAACAGCGACTGCTGAAGCTTCATCATCATTTGCAGAAATGGCATTCTCAATTGAGAAATCAACTGTAACAGCTAAGACTAGACAGTTAAAAGCTGAGTACACAATGGAACTTGCACAAGACCTTAAAGCAATTCACGGCTTAGACGCTGAAACTGAACTTGCTAACATTCTTTCTGCTGAGATCCTTGCTGAAATCAATAGAGAAGTTGTGAGAACAATTTACGAAAAAGCTAAAAAAGGTGCTAACACTAATACAACTACATCTGGTACTTTTGATTTAGATACGGACTCTAACGGTAGATGGTCTGTTGAAAAATTCAAAGGACTAATGTTCCAAGTTGAAAGAGACGCTAACGTAATTGCACAAGAAACGAGAAGAGGAAGAGGTAACATTGTTATTTGTTCTTCAGACGTTGCTTCTGCTTTACAAATGGCGGGTATCTTAGATTACGCTCCTGCGTTAAACAACAGTTTAAATGTTGATGACACAGGTAACACTTTTGCTGGTACTCTAAACGGTAGATACAAAGTGTACATTGACCCTTATGCGTCAAACAACACAGCGGCACAATACTACACAGTAGGTTATAAAGGTACTTCACCTTATGACGCTGGTATGTTCTATTGTCCGTATGTACCTCTACAAATGGTTAGAGCAGTTGGTGAGAACACTTTCCAACCAAAAATTGGTTTCAAAACAAGATACGGTCTTGTAAGAAATCCATTTGCGGAAGCAAGTGCTCAAGCTTCTGACACAGGTACTGACCAAGCAAACATCTATTACAGAATGGTTAAAGTTACTAACCTAATGTAATATTACCTTTGCGGTGTAAATTATAAAGAGAGGGGAATTAATTTTCCCCTCTTTTTTTTTGGAATAAATAATCATATGAAAATACTAATACAATATCTCTGGATAACAATCATATCGCTTATCATATTAGTGTGTGCTATGATGATACCTACATCTAAGGATCCTTTACCTTTAGAAGAAAAAATGGATGAGATAAGAGAAAAAGAAAAAGTATTAACAGATACAGAAAAAGAATTAAAGAAATTATCAGACGATAAAGCGTGGGAAGAGGTAGATGAGACAACAACTATCATAACACCACTACCTAAACCAGGGACAGACATTAGGGGTTAGACTAAATAGTAATATGACAGATAGTACAATAACTACTAAACAACCAAGTGGTGCAGGTTTAGATTACGCTGATCCTACTAAGTTTAAATTTCAGATGGTAAAATTACCACTTGTAGAGTTTAATACAGTAGCAGCTCAAATACCAGATGTATCATTATCAGAATTAAATCAACCTACTCGTTTACAACAACTGAAAATACCAGGTAATGATATGACGTTTAGTGATTTAACAATTACTTTCTTAGTTGATGAAGAATTACAAAACTATAGAAAAGTACATGAGTGGATGGCAGCTTTAGCACAAGTTGATAGTGATGAGAAATTTCAAGCACTATTAGCAGAAGGACAAGATAGAATGCCAAACTCTCAAACAAGAGGCATACAAAGTGAACCAGGTAAATCTGGTTTAGCAACACCTGATGGTGCAATATACTCAGACGCAAAACTAGTACACTTAACAAATAGAAACATACCTAAAGTAGAGATATCATTTATAGATTGTTATCCTAAAGCTTTAAGTGCAATAGAATATAATCAAAACAATACAGACGTTGAATATATTACAGCACAGGTAACATTTGGTTATAAGTACCACGAGTATTCTACACCATTTTAATTAAAAACTTGCCAAATTGGCAAAAACGTGATATAATATTATGATGAAATATATAAATGAATTGAGATTTAAACTAGAAATATTGTGGATTGACCACCCACATAAAATTATGTTTAGTTTAGGTTTTATTATTGGAGCAATTTTACTATGAACTTAGAAGAACTACAAACACAAGCAGAAAAAGATTTAAAGATAGACGATACTGAACTAGATAGAGAAAGTTTAGCAACACCAATCTTACACGCCAAATACCTTAAACACTTTTCCACATACTCACTTATGTTAACAAAAGCAAAAAGTGAATACTCACAACTATACAAAAGCAAATGGTTGTTTTACTTAGGTAAAGCAGAACCAGAGGCATACAAAGATAATAACTTTGAATTAAAAGTATTACGACAAGATGTAGGTACATTTATTGACGCTGATACTGATATTATTAAACAGAAACAAAAAGTAGATTACTTAAACGTAGTAAACAGTTACCTAGAGAATATACTTAAACAAATATCTAATCGTGGTTTTCAGATAAAGAACGCAATAGATTGGAAAAAATTTACGGAAGGCGGAATATAATATGATTTTTTGCATTGGTAATGGCGAAAGTCGTAAAGACTTTGATTTAGAAACATTAAGACCACATGGTAAAATATATGGTGCTAACGGACTGTATAGAGATTTTACACCTGATATATTACTTGCAATGGATTATAATATATGCCATGAGATATATCGTAGTGGTTACGCATTTGAAAATATATGTTATCTAAGACAATGGTCAAAGAACCCAGCAACTGTATATGAAAACTTGTTTAAGAGAGAAACAGTTGATAAGTTTATAGGTAAAGATATTGCAGAACCTAAATTAACTCATTTAGATGAACACGAATGGGAAGGTGAAAAGAAGAAATTTTTTGTTTGTTGGGCAAACAATAGAGACTTAATGGCAAAACTAAGAGAAGATAGAATAAAGAATGGTTGGAATGAAGATGATTTAAAACTATATCTATCTAAAGACCAAGAAGGTTATCTAATTACATGGACAAAGAGAAAAGACAAAGTACAAGGTCTTGGTAAGTATTACTATGAAAAGACTAATGCAGGTACTTTGATTGCTTTGATGGCGTCTGATAAAGATAGTAAGATATATCTAATAGGTTATGATTATTATAGTGAGACTGAACAAGTCAATAACATATACAAAGGTACAAAAGGTTATGTAGGTAAGAGTGCAAGTGCAATCAAACCTAAGAACTGGTTAGACCATACTGAAAAATTATGTAAGAAATATCCTCAACATGAATATGTACATGTAGGTAAACCTATTGATAAATTCAAAGACATACCAAACTTGACTAATATCTCATATGCAGAATTAAATGAGCGAATTAAAAATAACAAAGTTTAACGAATCCTATATTAAGTGTACAAGTGAAGATTTAGGACTGTTACAGTCTTTATCTGATTTTTTTACATTTCAAGTACCAGGTGCCAGCTTTATGCCGTCTGTAAGAGCAAGACGTTGGGACGGTAAAATAAGAATGTTTAGTAAAGCAACTGGTAAAATTTACTATGGGTTACTACCGTATATAAACGAATTTTGTCGCCGGAACGCACATACAATCACACACGAAGCACCTGAAACCATTGGTGTGAACCATCCTACCAATCTTTTTTCCAAGTATATTGATGGTTTATCTATACCTAACATCAAACCAAGAGAATATCAAATAGGAGCGGTTCAACATGCAATCAATAATAAACGTGCTGTATTAGTATCGCCAACTGCTTCAGGTAAGTCTCTAATCATCTATTGTATTATACGAATGATAAGAGAAAGTGATGGAAAGATATTATTAGTAGTACCAACTACATCACTAGTAGAACAAATGTATAAAGACTTTATATCATATGGGTATGACGCAGAAACAAATGTACAAAGAAAGTATTATGGTTATGAGATAGATGAAGATAAGAAGATAGTTGTATCTACATGGCAATCTCTGGCAACATTTGATAAGAAATACTTTGAACAGTTTGATTGTGTAATAGGTGATGAAGCACACTTATATAAATCAAAAGAATTACAAAAGATTATGGCAGCTTGCATTAATGCCAAGTTTAGAATAGGTACAACTGGTACACTAGATGATAGTAAAGTACACAAGTTAGTATTAGAAGGTCTCTTTGGACCTGTTCACTATGTTACAACTACAAAAGAATTAATAGATAAGAAACAATTAGCGGATTTAAAAATAGAATGTATTGTCTTAAAATATCCAAAAGAAGAATGTATGCAAATAAAAAATGCTAAGTTCCAAGACGAGATTGACTATATAGTAACACACGAAAGAAGAAATAAGTTTTTAACTAATCTGGCAATCGACCAAAAAGGTAATACTCTAGTTCTATTTCAGTATGTAGAAAAACATGGAAAACCTTTACATGACCAAATAAAGGCAAAAGCAAAAGACCGTAAAGTATTTTTTGTTTACGGCGGAACAGAAACAAATGATAGAGAAAGAATTAGAGCAATCACAGAAAAGTTGGACAACACGATTATTGTCGCTTCTTACGGGACGTTTAGCACTGGTATCAATATTCGTAACTTACACAACATTATTTTTAGTAGCCCTACTAAATCACCTATAAGAGTTTTACAATCTATAGGTCGTGGTTTAAGATTAGGTGAGCAGAAAGATACTGCTAAAGTGTATGATATATCTGACGATTTTACTTATAAAGAAAAGAAGAACTTTACAATCCAGCACTTTTTGGAAAGGATAAATATTTACAATGAACAACAGTTTGATTATGATATACACACGGTGGACTTGATATGAGAACTCCAAAGAAAGGAAGTAAAGTGACTACTAACCCTAAAGAGACTATTAAGAAGATACCAACACCTAGAATAGTAAAGTTAAATTCAGGTGAACAACTTGTTGCCATAGTAATGGTACAAGATAACTCAGATTTTATAAGATTAGAAGAACCTTACATTATACAGTTACACCCACATGACTTTTTGGGAGACTATATGATGGAAGAAAAGATGACAATTAAACCTTGGTTATTCAAGTCTAAAGATAAAGTAATATCTATACATAAAAATAATATTTTATGTTTTGCAGTTCCTACAGATGATATTTCTGAGTATTATATGAATATTCGTAGTGGAAAACTAAGACAATCGCCTGAAGAAATAAAGAAACACAGAGCCGCTGCTTTTGGTAAATTGTTAGACCAATTGGGCGATGTTGAGTATGACGAGACACAAGACTACTTAATGGGTAAGAAGACAGTACACTAAGGTAACTCTAAGGTAATCTATCTCTGAAGGAGGCACATGCCTATTATATACCATTTTGTTCAAATTGTCAAGCGCTTAAACCAAAAAAAATGAAAATAATTTATTACTACAAAATCTAGTATAACAGCTTGACTTTTTTACTAGATTGTGATATAATAGGGTAATATTTTAAAAAGGAATATAATATGAAAAATACACAACCAATCAAGGTTCCTAAAAAGAAAGAGCATTATGTCTCTAATAAAGAATTTTTAGTTGCCATGAAAGAATATAAATTAAAGTGTATAGCGGCAGAAAAGAAAAAGAAACCTAGACCACCAATAACTGATTACATTGGTGAGTGTTTTCTAAAGATTGCTAATCATTTATCATATAGACCAAACTTCATTAATTACACTTATAAAGAAGATATGATATCTGATGGTATAGAAAATTGTTTACAATATGTTTCTAACTTTGATCCAACAAAATCAAATAATCCATTTGCTTACTTTACACAAATAATATACTACGCATTTATAAGAAGAATCCAAAAAGAAAAGAAACAAACAATTATTAAACAGAAACTAATAATGAAGTCTGGTTTAGATGAGTTAGTTTCACAAGAAGCAGATAATACAGAATATCAAAACGCATATGCTGACTTTTTAAGAAAGAATATGGTAGAGATAGCACCTGATAAACCAAAAGAAAAGAAACCAAGGAAGAAAAAAGTATCTAAACTAGAATACTTTATGCAATGAAAAATATTATAGTTGTGGGTGGTGGTAGTGCAGGCTGGATGTCAGCAGCTACACTCATTCGTACCTTTCCTGATAAAAATATAACTGTAATAGAAAGTCCAGATGTATCTACAGTTGGTGTAGGTGAAAGTACATTAGGTCATATCAATGGTTGGTTAAATTATCTCAACATTGAAGACAAAGACTTTATGCCTTACTGTGACGCTAGTTATAAGTTATCAATTAAATTTACAGACTTCTATAAAAAAGGTGCAGGTTCATTTCATTACCCATTTGGCAGACCATATTATTGGGACGATAAAGAAAGAAACAAATGGTACTTTAGAAAACAATTATTAAATTTACCTAATAGTGATTATGCTGAGTGCATGTCACCCAATGTATTAATTTCTAATGCTAATAAAATAAGTGATATTAATGATATTTTACCTAACTACAATTTTAAAACAGATACCGCTTATCATTTTGACGCCACTAAATTTGGTTTATGGTTAAAAGAACATTATTGTTTACCAAGAGGTGTGAAACATGTATTAGAAAATGTAAATCTTGTACAACAAAATGATAATGGTGTATCACATATCAATTCACATGAATGTGATTTAGTCATAGACTGTACAGGTTTTAAATCTATGATATTAAATAAAGTTGGTGGTGATTTTATATCTTACAATGATATATTACCTAATGATAGTGCATGGGCAACAAGAATGCCATACACAAACAAAGAACAACAACTAGAACCATATACAAATTGTACGGCGATAGATAATGGTTGGGTGTGGAATATACCTAGTTGGGAAAGAATTGGTACTGGTTATGTTTATTCAAGTAAATATATCAATGATGATGACGCATTAATACAATTTAAACAATACTTAGGTAGAGACGATTTAGAATTTAAAAACATCCGTATGAGAGTTGGCAGACAAAAAGAAATGTGGATAAAAAATGTATGTTCAATTGGTTTATCTGCCGGATTTATAGAACCATTAGAGAGCACAGGTCTTTTACAAACACATACGTTTATAATGAAACTAGTATCTAATTTAGAACGAGGTGATTTTTCACAATGGGATAGAGACACACACAACTTAGAGTGTAATAGTATTTTTGATGAGTATGTTACATTTGTTGCCATGCATTATGCCTTATCATTAAGAGACGATACACCATATTGGCAAGATGTAAGAAAAAGAAGTTTGGTACATTTAAAAGAAGTACAATCTTTAATGAATGCCAAAATGCAAGATTACTATTTTAACCCATTAGGTGGTATGCATTATATAGCAACAGGTTTAAATTGGCAGGCAGTATCATTATTAGATGTAGAACAATTATTGTATGACCCGGATACAAAAGAGATAAACGAAGAATGGACAAATCATTTAGAACAAAACAAACAAGATTGGCAAAAAATAGTAAATACTATGCCATCTTTATATCAATATTTAAAAGACAACATATATGAAAATCGCCCTAGTTAACGACACACATTTTGGATGTCGTAATGACAATCCAAATTACCATGAATACATGTATAAGTTTTGGCAAAAACAATTCTTTCCATACTTAGAACAAAACGATATCAAAACAATTATTCATTTAGGTGATATATTAGATAGACGTAAGTATGTAAACTTTAAAACACTTACTGATTTTAATAATAAGATAGTAAGTCAATTTAAGAAATATGATACACACTTTATAGTAGGTAACCATGATACCTATTACAAGAACACAAATGAAGTAAACGCACCTAAAGAATTGTTAAGTCAGTTTAAAGTTTATTCAGACCCACAAAAGATTACAATTGCAGGACATGATATATTGATTATACCATGGGTAACACCTGAAAACTACGATAGAACTAAAATGATGTTAGAACAAGAAACAGCAGACATTGTTATGGGTCATTTAGAGATTAAAGGTTTTGAAATGCATACTGGACATCATTCAGATGTAGGTGTAGAAAAAGAAATGTTTAAAAGATTTGAAACAGTATTATCTGGTCACTTTCATAAGAAATCAGATGATGGTCATATATTTTACCTTGGTTGTCAATATGAAATGACTTGGTCAGATTATAAATGTCCTAAACACTTTCACATTTACGATACAGAAACAAGAGAACTTAAAGCAATACGAAACCCTTTAACAATACATCATAAAATATATTACAATGATGAAACTACAGATTATAAGAACTTTGATTTTAATGAATGTAATAACAAATACATTAAACTTATAGTAGAAAAGAAATCAGACTACTTTATGTTTGATAAATTTGTTGATGATATTTACCAAAAGTCTAATGTATATGATTTAAAAATTATAGAAGATTATTCAGACTTAGACGCTTCAACAGTAAATGATGATATAGTTGAAAAGACGGAAGATACACCAACTTTACTTGATACCTATATAGAACAAACAGATACGAATTTAAATAAAGATAGATTAAAAACCTTAATGAAAAGTTTATATACGGAGGCATTTGACTATGAGTAATTACGACCACAAATATGAATATAAAAATATGTACTTTGGTCCTTACATCTATCATTGTAAATTAGACCCACAATTTTGTAAAGATTTATTAGAACAAGGTGATAAAACTACAGATAGATATTTACAAGAAGACGGTACATATACTAATCAAATTATTAAAGATAGTTTAGCAGGTGATTTAAAAACAGGACATGAAAGACAATTTGATGGCAAACAACAAAGATGGTTTAATAAAAGTTTAAAAGATGTGTTTACACATTATACAAAAGAACGTATGAACTTTCATAACTATATTTTTGTACCAGATTATGTAATAGAGAACGTATGGATTAATTATCAACATGCCAATGAATATCAACCTGAACATACACATTCTGGTGACTTTAGTTGGGTAATCTATTTACAGATACCAGAGGGCATGAAAGCAGAAAGAGAAAATTATAAAAAGAAAGGTCCTGGTCCTGGTTGTATTGCATTTAGTTATGGCGAGACAAGTGGCAATCCAGATGTAACTTTTCCTTGGGTAACAAATATTCACATGGGAGTACCTGAAGCAAATGAAATGTATATCTTTCCGTCTCAGTTAAAACATGCTGTGCCACCATTTAAGTGTGATGGTGTAAGAATATCAGTAAGTGGTAATGGTGCGTTTCAAAGACCAGATAGTAAACTATATGTTATGGGAGAAAAAAGATACGAAGTATGATAGTATTTGAAAAGATTAAATGGAAGAACTTTCTTTCAACAGGACAACAAGGTATAGAAATAGATTTAAACAAAGACGAAACAACACTTATTATAGGTCATAACGGTGCAGGTAAGTCAACTATACTTGACGCATTGTGTTTTGCTTTATTTAATAAAGCTTTTAGAGATATAAAGAAAGAACAATTAATTAACAGTATTAACTTAGGTGGTACTGAGATAGAAGTAAACTTTACCATTGCACAAAACAAGTATAGAGTAGTACGAGGTATTAAACCTAATATATTTCAGATATACTTAAATGGTGAAATGATAAACCAAGAAGCAACTATAGCTGACCAACAAAAACATTTAGAGAATAATATACTTAAATTTAACTATAGAAGTTTTACTCAGGTAGTAATCTTAGGTAGTAGTACATTTGTTCCTTTTATGGAATTGAAGTCACCACATAGACGAGAGGTAGTAGAAGACATTTTAGATATTAAGATATTTTCAGTAATGAATATGTTAGTTAAAATGCAAATCAAAGAAGTTACTGAACAGATAAGAGATATTGATAGAGATATACAAATAACAAAGAGTAAGGTAGAAACTCAACAACAATATTTACAAGATACAGGTAAGCAGAATACAAAAGTTATAGATGATTATAATTCTAAGATAGAAGATAATAAACAAGCAATAGACAAGTATTCAACACATGTTGATGGTATCAATAAACAGATAACAAATATTAAAACAACAATACTAGATGAAGATAAGGTAAGACAACAAGTTAAGAAACTGAATAGTTTTGAAACACAATTTGAAAGTAAAGTAAATCAATGTACAAAACATAAGAAGTTTTATGAACTCAATGATAACTGTCCTACTTGTCAACAAAGTATTGACCCACAATTTAAATCAGAAAAGATTGCTGATGAAAACAAATCACTTATTAAATTTAATCAGGCATTAGCAGATGTTGCCAAAGAGATTACAACTAAACAAAATAGATTACAAGCAATTGCTAGTGTACATGAAGAAATAAAAGTATTAGAGATTGATAGTGTTAAGTATGAACAATCAAAAAATGAGTTACACAATATTAACACAAAACTGGCACATAACATTGAACAGTTATCACAACAAAGTGAAGACACAGGTAAAGCAAAAGGTAAGTTAGAAGAATTAGAAAATCAATTACAAGAATATGAAAATTCAATAAGAACTAAAAAAGAAGAAACTGATTAC